GTATATTTACACCTTTATTACCCCTTTTATCTTAGCTTAAAACCGGTGTTTTGACAAAATCCTTATAAATAACAATAGTAATACATTAGGTAAAAGATTTATTACATTACCAGGAGAAACGGAATGGCATTAACATCACCAGGCGTTGAAGTTACTGTAATTGACGAGAGTTTTTATACCCCAGCTGAACCGGGTACTACTCCGCTCATCGTAATTGCAACGGCACAAGACAAGATTAACGCTGCGGGTACAGGAACAGCCGCAGGGACAACAGCAGCAAACGCTGGAACCGTTTACAAGATCACTTCACAGAAAGAGCTTGTAGATATATTTGGTGTTCCAAACTTTGAGAAAACTGCTTCCAACACACCAATTCACGGAAGTGAACTTAACGAATATGGACTACTATCAGCATACAGCTTGTTAGGCGTAAGTAACAGTGCATTTGTTACTAGAGCTGATGTAGACTTGAGCGAATTAGAAGGACAGGCAGAAGCTCCGGGAGCGAATCCAGATGATGGCACTTGGTGGATCGACACCAGAGGCACTACTTGGGGTATCCAGGAGTGGAATGGCGCTGCAATTACAACCACAGGCGGTCAGAAGTTCAGCAACAAAGTACCGCTAGTATTAACTGACAGTGATACAACTAAGATTGACAGCGGCACAGGAAAGCCAAAAGGTTCAGTAGGCGCAATTGGCGACTATGCAATTGTATTTGAAACAGTTGACGGTTCAGGAACATTTACTGCATCAAAAGAAACAGCTAGAGTGTATTACAAATCAGCTGGTAATGGTGTTTCTCCAACAGCAGGTACTTGGGTACTTGTTGGTAGTAATGACTGGACAGCAAGTCATCCAACAATTTTAGGTGGCACGTTCTCTGCAACAAGCGGTTGGTTCTCAATCAACAGCACAGACTTCCAAATCACAGGTGACTTAGACGATCTAGTTACAGCGATTAACGGACAGATTGCAGATACACAAGGCGTTATTGCAAAGAATGTAAGTGGTAAACTTTATCTATATACATCAGGTAAAGAATACGATCCAAATAACGAAGACTCTGCACTAACACACGCTATTGTAATTGACGATGCAGGAACTACACCAGCAGTAGACTTTGATGCATTAGGTATTGCAAAAGACACGTACTATGCTCCACAGCTAGCACAGGCTCCGCACACATCTGTTCCACAATGGAAAACAGCTGACAGCAAGCCAAGACCAACTGGATCTGTTTGGATTAAAACAACAGAACCAAACAATGGTGCAAGATGGAGAGCTTACAAGTGGGCGTCAGCTACAACTACTTGGAACGCAATTAATGCTCCAATTTACGAAAACCAACACGCTGCTATCTATCAATTAGATAGATCAGGAGGCGGCGCAAATATTCCAGCAGACGCATTGTTCGTACAATATAACAGCAATGAACACGGTGGATTTGATACTACTCCAGCAACAGCAACATTTAGAACTTGGGTAAGAGCAGCTACAGGCAGATCATACATCAAGTCAGACGAAGTTGACTCAAGCACATTTACAGCAGGTTCAAATACTTTTGAAATGGCTGAAAGTGTTAAGAATGCTTCTGCACTTGCTACAGCTAAAAGCGTTTCGTTTACAGCAACAGGCGCAGCAGCAGATGCTGATGAGATTGCTGATGCAATTAACGCAGCAGGCTTTATCAACATTGAAGCTGCTGTAACAAGCGATAACGAGTTAGAAATTTATCACAAGCTAGGCGGTGAAATTAGAATTGAAGACGGTACAAACACTCCATTTGCAAGTGCGTTTACTGCATTCAATCTAGACACAGGCGCAGGAACTAAAAACTTCTACGCTGCACCAGCAGGCTCAGACTTTGATTTTATTATCAGTAACTGGAAGCCACTAGCAGCTGAAGATTTCAAAGCAAGCGCAGATAATCCAGAAAATGAACCAGCAGACGGCCAGCTATGGTACAACCCAGAGTATAGCGATGTGGATATTATGATCCATAACGGAACTACTTGGGTAGGTTATCATAACTACGGTGACTTATCAGATTGTTCACCAAACGGACCAATCGTAAGTGCATCGCAGCCTAAGCAAGCAACAGGACAGTCAGACGGTACTGCACTTGTTGATGGTGATCTTTGGATTAGCACAGCTGATTTAGAAAACTTCCCAACAATTTATCGTTGGAACGGAACTACACTAGAGTTTGTACAAATTGATAAAACTGATCAAACTACAGAAGACGGTATTTTATTTGCAGATGCACGTTACGGTTTATCAGGAGCGACAGGTAACACTGCTGCTTCAATCAAGGACCTACTAACTAACAACTACTTAGATCCAGATGCTCCAGATCCTGCACTATATCCGCAGGGTATGCTACTTTGGAACCTACGTAGAAGTGGCGGTAACGTTAAAAAATACAGAAACAATTATATCGACACAACTGCTGATAACGAAAGATTTAACAACGACGAAGCAATGACTAACTATGCTACCGATCGTTGGACTACTGAATCCGGAAACCAAGAAGACGGATCAGGTAGCTTCGGACGTAAAGCACAGCGTATGGTTGTTACACAGGCTCTTAAGTCTGCAATTGATACAAGCGATCAAGCAAGAGACGAAGAGCGCAGAAACTTTAACATTATTGCGTGTCCTGGATATCCAGAAACAATGTCAAATCTAGTTAACTTAAACATTGACAGAGGTTTGACAGCGTTTGTAATTGGTGACACACCATTAAGATTGCCAGCAGACGCAACAAGCCTAACAAACTACGGTTCAAATGCAAACCTAGTTGTTGATAACAATGACGACGGTATTGTAACATATGACGAGTATATGGCAGTGTTTTATCCAAATGGATTTACAACTGACTTAGGTGGTGCAAACGCAGTTGTTCCAGCATCGCATATGATGATGAGAACTATTGCACTTAGCGACCAAGTATCGTTTCCGTGGTTTGCTCCAGCAGGTACAAGACGTGGTGGAATTTCCAACGCTACATCAGTAGGATACATTGATGCAGCAACAGGTGAATTCCAGACAGTGGCGCTTAATGAAGGACAAAGAGATACGTTGTATGATCAAAAGATTAATCCAATTACATTCTTTAACGGTGTAGGACTAGTCAACTACGGTCAGAAAACTAGAGCAAGAAATGCGTCAGCTTTAGATAGAATCAACGTTGCACGTTTAGTTGTTTACTTACGTAGCCAACTTAATAAACTTGCAAGACCGTATATCTTTGAACCAAATGATAAAATCACTAGAGATGAGATTAAACAAGCTGTAGAAAGTTTACTACTAGAGCTAGTTGGTCTTAGAGCTTTATATGATTTCGCTGTTGTTTGTGATGAAACAAACAATACCCCAGCAAGAGTAGATCGTAACGAACTATATGTAGACATTGCGATTGAACCTGTAAAGGCTATTGAGTTCATCTACATTCCATTGCGTGTCAAGAACACAGGAGAAATATAATGCCTATTACATCACTTAACAACTTTGGAGTTCCAACAGACGCAGGTAACCAAGTGCTCTTGATGCCGAAATTAAAGTATCGCTTCCGCGTTACTTTACTTGGATTTGGTGTAACTGCTGCTACAGAACTAACAAAACAAGTAGTTGACGTAAGCAGACCGAAAGTTGGTTTTGAAGAAATGCCACTAGACGTTTACAACTCAAAGGTATACTTAGCAGGTAAGTACACTTTTGAAACACTTACACTTAACCTACGTGATGACGCAACTGGCGAAGTACAAAAGCTAGTTGGTCAGCAGGTACAGAAGCAGTTCGACTTTGTTGAACAAGCATCTGCTAGATCAGGTATCGACTACAAGTTTACAACTAAGATTGAAGTACTAGACGGTGGTAACGGAAACAATGCAGCTGGAATTAACGTATTAGAAACATCTAATATGTATGGTTGTTTCCTAACAAACGTTGACTACGGCGATGCAAACTATGGTACTAATGAGGCAATGACGGTTGCACTAACAATCCGCTTTGACAATATGGTACAATGGGGCGCAGGCGAGCAAGGCGTTGGCGTTGGAATTGGTGCTGCGGTTACAAGAACACTTGGAGACGCAACTACTGGTTCATCACCTGCACAAGGTGCTTAATTGGTTTAACAACTACTTCCGCAAAAGTTGTAAAAAGCCCGGATTTATTCCGGGCTTTTTTTATGGCTAAATAATAGTATGGCAAACAAATTTACAAGATTTCTTACAGATATGTTTTCAGGGGCTTCTAATCCTAAGGGCTTAGTAGGTAACTATCAACACGCAACAAGGTTGTTTATTGATGACACAATGCGTTTGGCTCCTAAACATAGGTATAACTACTATCTAAATATAGAAATAGACAAGACAGCAAACAAAGCACCTAACTTTACAAGTAAGCACGCTAACGAAGTAGGTTTATTAGTTAAGTCAGCAGACTTGCCTAAGTTTAGTTTTGATACAGAAACACTAAATCAATACAACAGGAAAAAAATTATCTATAAGATGATTAATTATGATCCTGTGTCTTTTACATTCCACGATGATAATAATGGTGTTGTAAATGCATTATGGGCAGTCTATTACGGATACTATGTTCGAGATAGAAATTTGCCAACATCCGCGTATAATGCTAACCATTACAGAAACACTAACACAGGTGTAGATTACTTTAGATACGGCCTAGATAATAATATTAGCACACCATTTTTTAAAAGTGTTACACTATATACAATGGGCAGAAGACGTTTTACAGGATACACTTTAGTTAATCCTAGAATTACATCCTGGCAACACGGACAGTATGATTACAGCAACGGATCAGAGCCTGCTGAGAGCCAAATGACCTTAGAATATGAAGGTGTTATTTACAGTGCAGGTAGAGTATCAGAAGGATCACCGAAAGGCTTTGCAACGCTACATTATGACAATCAACCATCTCCATTGGGTGTATCGGGTGGCGGCGTAAGCAACCTATTAGGCGAAGGCGGAGTGTTAGATGGTATAGAGCAAGTATTCGGTGCAATAGGTGACGGCACTGCATTTGGCTCGCCTGGAGGATTTTTAGGAACAGCAATTAAGGCTGTTAACACGTACAAAAACTTCCAAGGTTTAAGTAAAGATAGTCTGAAAAGAGAAGCAATCAATGTACTAACAAGTCCTTCGGGAATTGAAACAGTATCAAACACAATTAGTGGTGTAGCTGGCGCTGTGTGGCCAAAGAATAAAGACAATGGCGGAACAACGCAAGCAAGCCAAAAACAAATAGGACCATAATATGGCAGGCGAAATTTCATCAAATCTCCCACAAAAACCTCAACAGGATAGTGCAGCTAAAACAAAATTATATTTTGACACATACGGAAAAGAGCCACTATCTTTTAATGCAGCCGATGTAGATAGAACTGTTGCATTTTTTAATGCAAAAGGATTTAGTAGTCCTGCTGCTGATCTTAGTGCAACTGTATTACTTAAACAGGCAAAGCTAGAAAATATTAGTATTAGTAGTGTGTTAGACCAAATTGCAGCTTTTTCAAATGCAGAAATCTCTGCGTTAGTAGCAAATGTACTAAACAACCATAGACCTAAAACATCTGTACTAGGATACAAGAAAGGTAATTTGGAAGACCAAAAAACTAGAAACGCGGTGGCCTAATGCCTAAGTTTGCCCAAGGACGTTTTGATATGAAAAACCCAGCCAAGTATGTTGGTACCAAAACACCAATGGCAAGAAGTAGTTGGGAATTTGTTTTTATGCGTATGCTAGACGAACATCCTGGAGTTAGTAATTGGGCAAGTGAAAGTATTAAGATTCCCTATAGAGATCCGTTAACAGGAAAGTATACGGTTTATGTGCCAGACTTTTTTATAGTATACAATGATAAAAATGGAAAGAAACACGCAGAAGTAATAGAAGTTAAACCTAAAAATCAAACACTGCGTGAAAAAGTAGGCAAAAGCAGATATAACCAAGAACAATACATAAAGAATATGGCAAAGTGGGAAGCAGCTAATGCTTGGTGCAAACAAAAACAACTGAAATTTAGAATCGTTAGCGAAGATGAAATATTTCACCAAGGTAATGGCCGTAGATAAGTACTATACTAGGAATTAGTTATGACTAAGAAATTAGAAGAATTATTTAATATGGAAGAAAAGGCTGTTGCACA